TCCGATTATTGGGATTGAGTAATTCGCAAAAGAGAGAAGAATATAATCATCTGTTTCTGGCAATCTCTCACTGACTGGAATCCAACCATTTTCTTTCTCGTCCTGTTCCAGATCAGCAAGAAGTAATTCTACAATTTTTGAGATATTATTTTTCGATAAATAAGCTCCGTTCCCTGCGTTTTCCACCTCATTCTTCAGTTGAATTAATCTGTCTTTGATATGGCTCATGCTTCCACCTCCAACTTTAACAGCTCTGCGATAGGCCATGGCTCCTCGTTATTTCTAATGAACGTGAACATATTGCCGAAAATCTCTTCAGGGACTTTGACAGTTACACAGCAGCCCCAAGTCCCACTAACTAACCGTGGTTTCTGCCTTGATACATATAACTCCCCACTACAATGTCTTCCAAGATACGTTGCTCTTCCGTCAATGCAGCTCAAAAACATTTTTTCCTTTTTTGAAATTGTCGGCTGTGTAGTATATTTTGAATTTCCCCATTTCGCTGCATTTTTTAAGCAAGACATAGCTCCATCGTCTTCTTCGTAAAGCAGACATTGATTTTTGCAATCAATATCGCAACAATAGCAAGGCTTCCCTGTTCTTTTAGATACCGCAAATCCCAATCTGCTGCATGCGATATTCAGGATTTCATTAGCGTACTTTTCTTTGTTCGTCATACTTCCACCTCACTATCTGCTGGTATCTGGTAATCAATATGTCCATTTATATATGTTTCCTGAATCATATCCAGTACTTTCATGGCTTTTTCTTTGATAGAATATTCTCCGAGCAAGCAACACCACCCATAATCTTTTCTTGCGCTTATTACTCCACCTGAAACTTCGATATCAAGTAAAAGTTCAAGTGTAACTAAAAATTCCTTGTTCTGACTTCTGATTAACATTTTACATCCTCACTTTCCCCATGTAAGCAACTGTCACGCTATTGTGCAGTTAGTACATGATTTTAAACTCCCATCTTCTTAACCAGATTCTTATTCATCTCATCAAATATTACATCTGTGTTCTCTTCAATGTCCTGCATCATGCTCAGAACGCTCATTTCGCCCTCATTTGCCATTTCAACGTACTTATTGGCAGTTCTTATCACATCAAGCAAACGTTTCGTAGAAAAGCCATATAAACGTCTCAGAGCCATCATAGTTGTGACAGTGTTGATCGTGTTGCTCCAATCTTCACCAACAGTGAATCCATCCTCGTAGGCTTGCTGCTCTACGTCTTTTATCTGTCTATAACAGTTCTGCATAGCCCGTCCAAACGCATAAGCCGCCTGATTAGAAGTCTGAACAGAAAATCTGGTCTTTTTCTTGACTTTTAACTTACTGCTCATTTTTCTCACGCTCCTTTCTCAGTTCTTTGGATTTGTTGTACATTTTTTCAAGGTAATCAACGTAAGCGAACAACATATGATCCACGAAGCCGTTTTTCTGGTACTTCTCTGACACAATATGTGTCTGTTCTATCACCTGCGCCCAGTATTCATCACTTTCTTCGATTCCGGCAGTCTGGAGAACCAGTGCCGGAAAATCAATTTGCAAAAATCTTATCGTGTTCGGTATCTGCTCGTGTATCACTCTCATACTTATGCACCTTCTTCTACCTCAAAACTCCGTTCAAGAAGTCGCTCGTTATCCTTGTTAAAAGCCTTTATATAGCTTTGCTTTATCGGTCTGATAAAATGTATTCCATTAGCGGATTTCGCACGTGAAACAGCCACATAGAACTGTCCTGGATCCCAACAACAAGGATCAATGTTGATTTTCTCAAATGTCTGTCCCTGTGATTTATGAATACTGATTGCCCAAGCAAGCTTTACCGGGAACTGTGAGAATGATCCGACTTTCTTACGGACAATCTTCTCTTTTACGATCTTCTGTCCGTCTTTTTCCTGCTCAGATTCCTCGATAACCTGTTTCTCAATGTCTTTACTGTATCTGTACAAGTTAACTGTTTTACCCTTATCAGTCTTGATAACCAGATAGGATTCTTCAAATTCTCCGTTATCCACAATTTTCTGAATGATGCCAATCGTTCCATTGACGTAGTTTCCAGACAGATCATTGACTGTAATCATCACTTTTGCACCGATGTTAAGAATTAAGTCCTCTCTGGCAAATGCAATGTTCTTAATATCAGCAGACGTTAATTCTCCGTCAACTGCTGCATGAAACACTTTTTCGGTCTTTTTATCCAGTTTTCCGAGAAAAGTATTATTAATCCGATCAGCTTCAGCATTTGTTCCGACCAGAAACGGTGCTTCTGGTATAACCTTGTCTGATTCGTTATTTTCCAGATATGCAATGGATTTTCTAATATTGTTGCCATATTTGATATCGTTCAAAACATATTTAAATCCCTCATCATTCTGTCTGCATATCTCATCAAGTTTGATGTATTCAAACCCCATTTCTTTCCAGTATTCAGACATGAAAGCATATCCGTGTTCGTACTTTCCGCCCTTTCCATAATCAGATCCATACATCCGGCAGAGAATTTTACGGTCATCTGTTGTGATAACCGGTGGAAGCTGGTAAAAATCCCCAATTACGATCAGTTGAACGTCTTCTTTATCCTCTCCGCTCAAAAGTCTGTCAACGGCTCTCTCTTCATTCTCCGTGATAATTGTCTTTGCAATCATGTTAAATAAATCAAATCGGCACATGCTGATCTCGTCAATAATAAGAATATCCGCTTCCTTCAACAGTTCAGCTCTGGATTTCACTTTTTTCTTGTAATCCTCAAATTTGATTGAGATATTCAATGCACGATGTACGGTAGTCGCCCCGTATCCGATATTGTCCGCAGCTATTCCAGTAGTAGCAGATACCAGAACACTTTTACCAGCTTTTTCCGCCTCATCAATGAATGTCTGAATAACCGTTGTCTTGCCTGTTCCTGCATCACCTGTCAGAAAAACATTACTACCAGACAGCATCGTGTCTAATGCATATCTCTGCTTTTTATTGAGATCGTCTTTTTTCATTTTGTAACCACTCCTTATAATAATTATGTCAACTAAATATTTTTGCAATATTCAATTAATTTTGTTATAATAAATCTAATTGTATATACTTTTTAATTTTGTAACCCATGTGTAACCGACTTTTTCAACCTATTGGTTACGCCAAAAACCCTTATTTTATGCGGGTTTCAGAGGTATGTAACCGTGTAACCAATGTAACCAAGGTTTTTGTATAGGAGAATCACTAGAGCATATGTTTTTTATACACTCTCAAACTTTCTCCTATAGGACGTTTTTTTTCGTGTTACAACGGTTACATGGTTACAAATTATGAAAATGGAACATTTGTTTCGGCATTAGTTGGCAGAAAACCAGTTTCAATAACCTCATTTTCTTGTTCATTTTCGAGACTTTTTATATCAACGATTTTTACTGCAATAAGCCTCATCACGCTTCCCCCGTCTCTTTTTAATATCGTATCTCTTTTTCCTGTGTGTTTGATTAATTCTCGATTAATCGCCCAGGCTGAGAAGGCTTTTCTGGAGAATCCATTGCTCTTCAAAAGGTTTTCAAGGGGCTTTGGATAGAAGTATATATATACATCTCCATACTCATCTGGCTTTTCCTTGAATCCCCACTGATCACAACTGAATTGTGTATCAAAGTGCTGCCCGTACACGGAAAGACTTTCAAGAATGAATTCATAACACCTCTGTCCCTCAGATACGTCTTTTTTACGTGTAGGTATGTCCACAACGTCCTTAACCGTCAGCTCACGCCCATCCTTGAATATGAAATCTGTAGCTAATTTGTCAGCCAGCAGAAGCGTAGATATGGCCATGACCTGTTTTGCTGGAAAGTCATATCCGTCAAAACCTTTTTCAATCTTAGACTTCATTTCTTTTAAGTCGTCTGGTGCGAACTGTTTGAGATTCCCGACAAATACTCTTCCTGCAAAGCCGTAGTTCTTCGCGACAACGCTGTTGATCTCTGCCGGATTCTCATAAATATCCTCGCAACACTCAATCTCAATAATTCTGTTGATTGCTCCTCCAGAATCTGCAAACTCCGAAATAGGATTCTCACCATTGCAAATAGTCACATTACTCCATGTATTTTCCTTAGCTGCTCCGAGGTCTTTATTTGAACGTGCTTTCCCTTTACCGGAACAGAGATTGTAAATTAATGTTTCGTAGTTGTCCCGGATATATTGAGAAGCATTTTTTGAGTCATCGAGGATCATCGGAAAGTTATTAAGCATGTCTGCCCTTGTCTCCAATGACGTATCTGTTGATCGAAAATTTCCAACGTAAGCTCCCGGCGCCGGATTTCCCCAAACCGATGCCGCTATATTGATCGTTACCGTCTTTCCACCGCCTGTCTGCCCGTAAAAGTCTACGATGAACGGTAGCACATCAAGCGGCTGTATAAGAACACTTGCAAAAGATGCTGCAAGTGCTATCCGTGGTTCTAATCGTCCACACGACCGTAGCTGCTTAGCCAGAGTCACCCACTTAAAGTAATCTCCACTTTCCTGTATGCTCTGAAATAGTGTTTTAAAGCGGTATTCGCCATCAAAAACGATTGAAAGGTCGTAAGGCACAAATACATTGCCATGCCACCCTAACTTGCTTGTGGAGTGCTGTATGTCGATCATATCGGCATTGTACATTTCAACATCTGCCAGATACTTTACAAGGAGCCTTGCGTTCTCTGAATTGACCTGCACCCCGAACCTTGCAAGATTAGTTATTGCTCTGGAAGTCACAATGTCAATTTTTGGAACAGTTATTTCTGTCCAATATCCATCCCTTTTAAAAGCCACTGTGATCTGTTCTTCACCTGTTTCAATGTTTTTTAGTCGACGTATCGGCATGATCGGGTGGTGGCATACAAGTTCTCTTGCCTTAGATGTTTCGGAAGAAAAAATTCCGTTCTCTGTAGCTATCCAGCTGCCACAAGCCATGTTAGGATATTCCTTATCAACAGAATCGGGATAGAAGTTCGTGATATTTTCAACTAACTGCATAGAACGATTTGCTTTTTCTTCTTTTTCCTTTTCCTGCTCTGCTTTTTGAAATTCCTTTATGAACTCTTCTGCTATATGTTTCGCTTTCACACTTTTTGCCCGGTCCATCAGTTTGAATTTGATTTCTGAGCGGTCGATTTTACTTTTTACTGAAAAAAGTTCTTCATACAACTGCTTTTCCATAAAGTCTTGCGCTTGTAAATTTCCAATATTTTCAAGAATTTTCCTTACCTCCTGACTTAACAGACAGTAATTCATGTCTGCTTTTTTCTTTCTCGAGATTAAACTGGCACATATACCAATCTTCTGAATCGGGAGGGAACGTTTTTAGCGCTGTTTCGTACATAAGTATGTTCTTTTCTACCTGCTCAAGCTCGTTTGGGACCTGAGCGGGATTGTACTTTTTTGTTTTAATATCCCGCATTTCATGTCTGATCTGGTTACGACTTTTACCTTTTTTAGAGATATAAGTACCACCCAACTCGATAAATGCAGTACTAAAAGGGACGGATTCGTATTGCATCACGAAATCAAACACATCGCCACCGGTTCCACAGCCGAAGCAGTAAAACGAATCATCGTAGATTTTACAGGATGCTGACTTTTCCTTGTGAAAAGGGCAACATATAAAACCAGCTCTATTTGGTTTTAGTCCATATCTGGAAAGAATCTCAGACATTTTCACTGATTGCTTGATTTCATCCTTTGTCATGACAGCAACTCCACGATTCGCCGTCCAGTCTCTTCTTTTGTACAGAATTCAAATCGAACACCGTATTTATCTCTGATCGTGCATAGAGATTTATATAACTGGCAGCCATCAACAGCCTTATCGGAAATTACAGTCTTTACTCTCTTACCGTTTACCGTCTTCCATATGACTTTGTGTTTTCTTGGATTCTCCCAAAAATACACATCACCAATTGATTTGATATCTGGTCCGTGTTCGCATAGGATAATAAGCTGAATACCTGCGTCAAGCGCTCTGATAAGCTCTGCCTTGAATCTTTCGTGTTGCTGGCAGACATTTCCACATAGCTCTTGTAAATCCTTTTTGCGGTCAATACAGAGCTTTGCATTGTCCAACGACTGATAATCTCCACAGTATAACTTCGATCGGAAATACTGTACTCCAAGGCTGTCAAACTGCTTTTGAATCCGTTCCCATTCCTTTTTATGTTCTCTTGTGTCTGTCTGTATAACCATTAAAAACACATCCTTTTAATTGAATGGAAGCTCTTCCTGCATACTATCCGGAATACTCATAAAATCAGTTCCCGCTGGACTCGCCCCCATGATAGCTTCTTCTTTCAGATGATCGTCATACGCTTTTGTGGTACGCTCTTCTGGAATATCTGCATCTTTGATTCCTTCCACGCTGCGGAACCATGCAAGCTTGTGGTGTTTCACTTCTTTATTGTCGTACCAGTCTTTCTCCAGACGGAAGATGCCACCGATCAGCTTGCCTTTGAACTGCTGTCCGAAGTTATCGCCCCACTTAACAGCAAATCCCGGATTTGACTTTTCTACACATGTAATGAATGTTTTGAGATTACGAACACCATAATCTACACTCTCGTCAATAACCATGTAGTTTGTGCCTGCATTCGGATATTTCTTGTCTGGACGGATATCATTATCAAACTGCTTCATAAAATAACCTGCCTGCTCGTCTCCATCTGCGAAATCAAACAGAACAACGATCATATTCAGTCCGCCCTGGGACTGACGTTCGGACACCTGCTTAATAACCATTTTGTGACCACCAAGCTTAATTGGTTCAAATTCTCCTGCTGCCTGTGTTGTGTCATAGCTATTTGGTTTCTGCATTATTGTTTTCTCCTTTTCCTAATTCGTAGTAATCTCTAATAACCTTGTCTACCTCTGCAAGATCATTATCAATAGTTAAGCTGTCAAACATTCCGATCGGAGATTTGCTGACAGATCCCTGACTTGCCTGAGTGACAAATAAATGCTTTCCACTTTCTTCAATGCAGCGAAGAACGATGGTAAACATGCCCTCAATACAAACTTTTTCGTCCAGAAGCTTACCAATTGTCTTAGGTTTTACTTCCCCGGAATCGTCTTTTTCTTCATGCATCATAAGGTAAACAATCTTGTCTTGCGGAACTTTCGTGACAATAAACTGGATTAACTGCCAGAAATAGTCTCCGATATCATTGTACAGAGCGAACACCGCATTGCCTTTTCCGGCAGAAGCGTGTCCTTTCATAAAATGATTCGTGATAAGATAACCTGCATCGTCAATCACAATTGACTCCGCTTTTGATGCAATCAGGCACTTCATTACCTGCTGGTAATCATCTGTAAACCATCCGTCAATCTTTCCTTTAAACGGAAGTGGCTTATTTAATACTCTAATAAGATTCCAGTGTTCATTCTGGCAGTTTCTAAGACTGGTACTCTTGCCAGAACCAGATTTTCCAATAATTAATACTGGTGTTGCCATCGCTATTCCTCCTTGTCATAAACCACATGTTTGCTGCCCTCAATAATCAGCAAGCTTGCAATATCTTTCATTGATAAGGTTGATTCGTTATAGATTTCGACCAGTGCGTTGTATGCACCCGATGATACTTTCACGACCGGGTTATCCTTATCAGTTGCCGGCTGCTTCTTTCTTGCCGGAATACGGATTTCAAATTCACTCATTAGTGCCCTCCTACTTGATCTGGATATTCTGCGAAGTTATCAGGGTGATTCCCGGAAATTTTTCTCCGGCTTTCAGTGCCGCCTTCAGTCCGACCTTGTCCGGTTTAGGCTCTGAATACTTAAGATATTCTTCTGGGACAGCTGCACCTTCCGCAATATCCACGGAGCTACCACTTCTAAAAGAAATTGCTACTCTTGCAGACTTAAACTTTTCGCCATCCAGATATCGGGAAAGATACTCTTTCAGTGATGTCGCTTTGCTTTCTGCGACTTTCTGCCTCTTGGCAAGATTTTCTTTTTCAGATTTCAGTGCTTCTGCATCTGACAAAAGATTCTTGATCCAGCAACCAATGTTCTCAATTTTCTGATCTCTTTCCATCTGTAGAGATTCAAGCTTTTTAATGTCTACGATTTCCCCTGTTTCCATATCTACGCAATTAAGGATTTCATTTTCGATTTCGTACAGATTCATTCTTATTTTCCTCTCTTTCTACTAATCTATAATTGCTTGCTTGTCTTTTTATTGGCCCGGAATGTCTATGCGTAATGATTTCCAGGTATTCATCCTTTATATCTCCGTTGCCAGTGAGATTCATAACGGACACCTCCCATTGATAAGCAGTTCCAGAAGACATTTCTTTGCATTTTCGTAATTCTGAGATTCGGACTCAAAGTCGTAAAACTGGCACAATGAAAAATGTTTTACGATCTCCCCTGCATCATTAAATACATAAATATAAACTCTGGATATGTCGTCACACGCCGTATAGTCAAAATTCACATGCGCCGTTGTTTCACTTGAAACTCTCAGACACAAATCAAATATTTCTCTGATTTTCTCTTCGTTCATAATTTCCTCCTTGTATTGACTTTTGGTTTCTTTCCTTCTACAATGGAGAAGAAATATATTGTCTTGGATCCTTATTTGAGTTGCAGCTCTGAGGATCCTTTTTTAGTTGGCATGTCTAGCATGTCCATTCTTTCCACGTCCTTGCTATGTACACAGCTCCGATCAGTCCCAACGCTCCCATGATCTGGTCACGGCTGTTGTCCCAGGTCCAGAACGGAAGATACGTTGCTATCCCTCCAATCAGAATGGAGTCTATCCAATCTTTCATGTCAAAGCCTCCAATATTTCCTCGTTAGGGAAGTTCAATCGAATAAAAATATGCCGCAGTTCCGGATACGTGAATGTTTCTGGCTTATTTCGCTTTTTACGGAAAGTGTTTTCTGCCATTCCGGTAATTGCTGCCATCTGTGCATCACTTACTCGCTCGGCCTCCATCCTTTTTGCAATATTGCCTTTTAAAAGGATGTATTTCTTTTGCTCTGTGGTATATCTGATTGCCACAGTCTTTCCTCCTTTCTTACTTAATAAACATCCATGCAGCGTTTGAAAGAATTAATGCAATCATGGTTACAATCCATGCGCAGAACCATTTGTGAGTCTGCTTTTTTGCCTCTCTTACAACTTCAACTGCATAGAAAGTTTCGAACTCTTCAAAATTTGTCACTTTTTTATCCTCGGTTTTCTTCATAAAAATCCTCCTGTTCTCTTGCGAAATACAGGAAGAAATGATATGATTATCCTGTAATCCGCTAGTGTGGTTAGTGGTTTACAGCTCCGAGGCGAGAGGTTTCAGCTCTCCTTCGGAGCACTTTATTTTTCAAAATGATTTTCCATAAGGTCAGCAATCATCAGATACTCTTCTGCAATTTTCCCTTTTCTTGTATTTTTAACCTGTTCACGGAATTCCGGAATAGTCCCAAAGAAGCATCCGCATGCAACTCTGACCTTTTTATCTTTGCATCTAAAAAACGTAGTGGTACGGAATTGAGTACCAAATCCATGAATAGTTGTGTAATCTGCATCGCCGGACACCTTTGCATTGCCGGACACCTCTGCATTGCCGTACACCTTTGCATTGTCGGACACCCATGCATCGCCGGACACCTCTGCATTGCCGTACACCTCTGCATTGCCGGACACCTTTGCATTGTCGGACACCCATGCATTGCCGTACACCCATGCATCGCCGGACACCTCTGCATTGACGGACACCTCTGCATTGCCGTACACCTTTGCATTGCCGTACACCTTTGCATTGCCGTACACCTTTGCATTGCCGGACACCTCTGCATTGCCGGACACCCATGCATCGCCGGACTGGTTTACATTTCCTTCTTTTTCTACCCATCCGCCAGTTTCTCCGGCTTCTACATCCGCAAATGAAATGAGTGCTTTGATTCGGAAAAGTTTCTTTCCGAAAATGTTAATTTTGGTTTCTGATGTTAATTCAAATTTCTTCATTTTCTTCCTCCTCTTTAATTACTGTGAATGCACAGTTTCTTTGTTTCGTCTTTTGAATTTTGTGATATACTCTCCTGTAAAGGAGGTGCTCATTTGGTAACAAGATATCAATATAAAATATTGAAAAAAGCTTTAAGAAATTGTGGATTTACTCCTATCAATCAGCGTGAAGTAGATGCCTGCAAATACCTTTTCAACAAAAAATGCTTTATGCGCTCAAGATTGCGAGAGTACGAATATGAAATCACGCAAGCAGGAGAAGTTGCCATGAAAGCATATTTTCAAGATATATCCAGATTTTGGATAACAACTGTTCTGTCCATCATTGCACTGATTACCGGTCTTTTCTCAATTTCTATACAATCAGAGCCACTATTGAAATTGTTAGAGCAATTATTGAAATAACTGTTAAAACGTGTGTGCAAGTGGATAATGATTTCACATAACGCGAATATATTCCGAACTGCTCTTTCAGATATTCGTTATCTGTCTGCTCACTCGGAATTTCTTCAGGCATCTTCAAGTCGCCTTTTTCCCCTGTCAGAACAGCTTTTTTAATCTTGCCTGTCTCATATTGCAAATCCAGAACAAATCTCCAAAGTTCTCCAAAGGACTCTTCGACTTTGTTTTTGTATCTGTTCAATTGTTTTCATCTCCTTTCTAGCCAAGAACTTGTAGATGGTTCTAATCTGCCTACTTACTTTCTGGAATCTTCGGTTCAAGAAACTTGTCTGTTTTATCAGGATTCTTGTATTTTGCGATTGTTTCTCCAACCCCAAGGAAATATCCCTTGTCAAATTCCGACATATTAGGAACTGCCTTGGTTATTGATTCGAGAATCTTCTTTTCTTTCTCAGACAATATATTCACTCCTTTCTTACACGTTTTGATTCTTCAAAAGCAACTAAGTCACTTTCTGGCACTCTGTAACCAGAGCCATCCAGATTGATTGCCGGAAGCTGTTTATTCCGTATCCATCTCCACACGGTAGGAACTTTCACGCTATATCTCTGAGCGATTTCTTCACAAGTGTAAAGACGTTCCAAAAAATCACCTCCTACTTATTTTTAGTTGCGTTTACCACTTATTTGTGTTATCCTAGTTAATGCCTATTGGCAAAGGAAAGGAGTGGTTATCATGACCCAACTTTTGAATTTGCCTGTTCCCTTTACTTTTAATCCGTCCGTACTGACACCTCGACAGTTAAAACAGGTCAAAGACGGCTCTGATTGTTTTGTCAGCGATTAGGCATGTTGCAGAACCAAGACTGCGAAAGTGACAAGGTGTTTCAAGAAGCATTTGGTCTCGTCAGATGCGGCGTCAGCCTGCAAAGTACATAGGGTAAACAAATTTGGTAAAGAGCTGTTAGGGACGAGACCCCTAGCAGTTTCTTTTTATTTAATAGAAGCCTTGTTTCTATCAGATTGTGGTAAACGCTCAAGGCTTTGTGTTACCTTGTGTTATTATAATATCTCACTCAGATAGATTTGTCAAGTGTAAATCTCACAAAAAATTTGACAGAGTTAGATTTTTGTGCTACTATATACTTGCAGTTAAGAATAGGAGGTGAAAAGAGTGAATACCAGGATTCAACAAATAAGAAAGACTGCGAAGATGACTCAGGATGAGTTCGCCGAGAAAATCGGGGTATCTAAGAACTTTGTTTGGATGATAGAAAAAGGAGAAAGAGTTCCATCAGATCGAACTGTCAAGGATATCTGTAGGGAATTCAAAGTCAACTACGAATGGCTGACTAGGGGAACAGGTGATATGTTCATCCAGAATAAGAGAAAATCCGAGATTGCGGATTTCGTTGGTTCGGTTCTGAATGGAGAAGCAGATAGCTTCAAGATACGATTAGTAGAAATACTTGCTAATCTAAATGAATCAGAATGGGAAACACTTCAGAAACTTGCGAACGCTTTAGCGGACAAGAAAGAGGAGTAAAAAGATAGGGACAGGATGCAACTCCTGCCCCTTTTCTTTATTTCAGTCCTAGAAATGATATTATAAATCTAAATATTGTATATAATTGGTCATGGTCTGCTTTTTCTATCATCTCAATAATCTCTTTCTTATAATCCATAAACAACCCTCCCTATTGCAATTACCACCTACATTACAGTATATGTCCGGTTTGTGGGAATAATCGAACATTCGTTCGCTTTTGCTATTATACCACTAATGTTTGCCCTTGGCAACTGCCAGATATACACCGATATGTTTATGATTGCATAGAAATTATTCGTAACATCAAAGATATAGTCTTTTCTGTTTAGTGGCAGGGCGAATAAAAACGGCGGCATGGTCTGCTTTATTTCATGGGTTCTATTCTTATGTAGAGTAGAAGATCTGTACGCATTTTGGACAGAATACACTTCTGACTCTTCACGGATATAATCCTCTACGCACATTGGTAAATAAACAATGTAATTAAGCAAAAGCACAGCTCCTATTATAATTAGTATATTTTTGATTATTTTCATTTCACAAATCACCTAAAAACGTCTATTTACAACTAAATTTAACGATGCTATAATAAAAATAGCATATTTAAACACTTTTTTTTGCAAATGGCGAAAACAACGCCCATAAGGGAATGATTTGAATGAAAATTGCGATTTGTGACGATGATAATTTACGAATTGAAATTTTCAAAAATAGCATTGACCGATATCTAAAAGAGCATGGTGATGGCGGATATACATTAACCACTTACACCAGTGGAAAGCCTTTGATCGACGATGTTTCAGATGGCGAATGGTATGACATTATAATTCTTGATGTCTCCATTAACGGAGAAAATGGCATAGAGATTGCCAAAAGATTAAGAAAAATCGGATACTATGGAAATATCACTTTTTGGACAGAGCGCAAAGAATATGTATTTGATGCGCTTGATGTGCTGCCGGTTCATTACATCATTAAAGGCTCTGAGCATGGAAGAATGTATTCAGTTGTTGAGCAGACTCTTGAAAATATCCGTGAAAAAACGCTTACCATCAAGAACAAGGACTACTTTCACAGAGCTGAATTCCGGCATATTGAATACATCGAAAGCCAGAACAAATACATAATGATCCATTGCACGTGCGGAATATCACACAAGGAACGAGGAAAGCTCAATGATATCGAAAAGAGTCTTGACGGAAGATTTTTGCGCTGCCACCAGAGCTATATAGTTAATATGGACGAGGTAAGCGAAGTAAGCCATTTTTTTACGATGGTATCTGGCGCAATCGTCCCGATCAGGCAAAGAGAACTTGCAAAAATAAGAGAAAAATATGAAAACTACGTCATTGGAGGGAGATAAAGCATGAGCGAAGAAAAAACCAAGAAGTGCAAACATTGCAAGATGGACATTCCAAAAGATGCAAAAATATGTCCACATTGTAGAAAGAAACAAAAAAGCGGAATATTAAAATGGGTTGTATTAATACTTATCATAGGAGTGGTTATCGGTGCTGTCACAGGCGAAGACAAATCCGCTGATAGTACGACAAAACAAACAGAAGCAACTGCTTCAGACAGTCAGAAACAGGAATCTGAGTCAATCGAATATATATCTGCATCTGTAAATGACATGATGGATGCCCTTAATAATAACGCTATGGGAGCGTCTGACAAATATAAAGGTAAATACCTTGAGATTACCGGAAAGCTCACAAACATTGATGCAGCCGGAAAATATATTGATCTCATGGCTGATGGAGATTTTGAGATTATTGGAGTTCAGTGTTACATCAAAAACGACGACCAGAAAGCTAAAATAGCATCTATGTCAAAAGGTGACACTGTTACATTGAAAGGAAAATGTACGGATGTCGGAGAAGTGCTTGGATATTCTCTTGATATTGATGAAATAGAATAAATGCTAAAAAAGACCGGCTCTCGCTACCAACGAGGACCGGTTTTTAAAAAAAAAGAAAAATATTTTTACGTTCCGCAAAGCATAACGAAGTGAAACGTATCGCCTGACAAGTCATATTGTATCATCTTCGGTGTGTTCGGACAAGTCAGAAAGTTTGTTCGGTTAATAAGGAGGAAAAGAAATGGCAACTGCAAAAAAACTGCCATCTGGCTCATGGAGATGTCAGGTATTCAGTCACATCGAAGAAATCCCGTTATCAGACGGGACTATCAAAAAGAAAAGGGTTTATAAATCTTTTACATGTTCAGATCCTAGCAAAAAAGGGAAGCGAATTTGTGAGCAAATGGCTGCCGAATGGGCAGCAAAAAAAGAAAGTGAAGCATTGACTGCGCAATATGTTCCAACAGAAGATATGACATTAAAAGAGGCTTGTAATAAATACATCGAAAGCAGAACAGGTATCTTATCACCTGGAACTATTCGAGAATATAAGCGATCTGTCAAAAGAGACATGGCTAAACTTATGCCATTAAATATAATGGAAATCACTCAAGAGGATGTCCAGGCTGAAATAAATCGTGAAGCACTTACTCATTCGCCAAAAACTGTGTACAATATGCATGGCTTTCTTTCTACTGTCTTGAAGACCTATCGTTCGGATTTTATCTTAAGAACTTCCTTACCTAAAAAGGTAAGACCGAAAATCTATGTACCTACATCTGCCGAAGTCAAAAAGGTAATTGAATGTACTGCAGGTAGTGAATTAGAGATACCTGTTCTTTTGGCAGCGTTCGGTCCGATGAGGCGGTCAGAAATCTGCGCGCTTAATTCTGATCATATCAGCCAAAATGTGGTACATGTCGAATATGCAATGGTTATGAACGATTCTCATGGTTGGGTTATCAAAAGACCAAAATCTTTTGCTGGTGACAGATTCATTTCATATCCAGGTTTTGTTGCAGATAAATTAAAAGGAATACATGGGAAAATAACAAATTTGAACCCATCGCAAATATCCGACAGATTTTCAGATCTGTTAGATGACAATCAGATTCATCATTTTCGATTCCATGATTTGCGTCATTATTGCGCATCTGAGTTGCATACTCTTGGAATTCCAGATGTATATATTATGCAGCGCGGCGGTTGGGAGGATGATACCACATTAAAAAATGTATATCGGCACGTTCTGGTTGATCGAGAAAAAGAGATGAATGAAATTGGGAATGATTATTTTTCAAAGCTATGCAACACGAAATGCAACACGAAATAA